CTGGACAAGTTCCAACAGAAATAAATTATATAGGATCAGATAATTTACAAAATATATTTTTAAACCCAGTATCAATAGAATTTAATTCAGATGATAATATACTTTTTGTTGCAGATCCACCAAAAAATAAAATTTACAGACTTGATGTTAATTTGAATGATATATCTCCATATATAACATATACATTAAGTATAGGAGGATTGGGAAATGAAAATGATAAATTTAATTCTCCTTCTGAATTATCTTATATAAATGATAGTTTATTTGTTTTAGATTATAATAATAATTGTGTAAAAGAATTTAATAATGATTTAAATTGGATTTATACATATCAGATAGATGAATTTTTAACAGATACTCCAACTAACATAGCAATTCATCCTGAATTTAAATTGGTATATGTATTATGTAAATCAAAAACAATATATGTTTTTGATCATTTAGGAAAGTATAATTTTTCTAGTTTTAAACTAAATCAAATATCTGAAAATATATTAAAAATGATATTTGATGAAGCAGGAGAATTTTTATATTTTATAACACAAAATAATGTTTACAAATATTCTTCTGTTGGCGATTATGTTACACAATTAAATCTTCCTAGTACTACATATATAGGTGGTAAAAGTTCTTTCAATCGTTCATTGCTATTATTCAATAATACTACAATAATTAAATTACAAGATATATTAGAAATTCATAAAATTGGGCAAGGACTACCAACAAAATATTGGTCTATGGATCAATTAACTTTAGATAGAAATGAATTTGCTTCTGATACAAATTATAATAGAGCACTAACAAGAATAACTCAAAATATAAAAATGTTTAGAGATTCTTTAAATGCTAAATTAGTTATAGCAACTGAACAAACATCAACAAATGTTGTTAATTATTTTTCAATCGTTCCTATATCTGTATCTGATCGTCCAGTTTTTACAACAGATGTAGAAAATGAAACTATTGGAATTGGCGTTAATGAACTTCATGTTCCTCAAGTTTTAAATAGAGAATTATCAAAACTTTATGATGCTGTTTATCAATTAAAACAATTTTTAGATATAAAAAACTTTAATGTACAAGCAGCTACAAATTGTGCAGGTCAATTTTGCTGGTCATGGAAAGCAATGTCATGTTATAATTTAACATTCCCTGCACTTAGAGTATGTAGTATAAATCCAGTTACATATTCAGAATTGGAAAATGTATTTACTAATGTTAGTTATGCACCTACAAAAACATGGGGAGAAGCTACATCAACATGTTGCAGTAATGTAGTTCCTCCAGTGTAAGTATTTTTACATTCAATAAAGTAACCTTTAGAAATAAAGGTTCCAGTTAATACTGTGACTTGAGAATAATATGAGCAATAGATTTCACAATAAATGGCATAGAAAGAATCACCATACATATGGTAGTTCAACAAATCCTGATGCATCGCACGATCCGATTGCAAGTCCTGCACAACCCTTTTTAGGTGATTTTTCGCTTCAAGGTGCTCTTTGTGCAGTAGCTCCTCTTAGTGGTTATGCTGGATATTTCTATACTAATAATACTGCATTGTCTGTTTATGGAGGACAAGCTGGTATTAATGTTTATAGTCCCCAAGCAGCTTTAATTGTTAATAGTCCATTAACTGGTATAAATGCATATGGTGGAAATGTTGCTGGTATATTCAATAGTCCTACTATATCTCTTTCAACTGGTGGCGGAGGTTCCAATGTTTTCAATAGTAGAGTAGGAATTTTTAAAGTTCCATCTACAAGTTATCCATATGCTCCTGAAAAAAATGTAGTATTAGATGTTAAGGGAGATACTTTCTTAGATGGTGGACTTACTATAACAGGAGATCTTTCTGCTTTTGGTTATATAACATATCTAGATACTATCGTAAATATTTCTAGTTCAGTAGTTGTAAGAAATATTGGAACTGGACCTGCATTATCAGTAACTCAAACTGGTGATAATTCAATTGCTGCTTTTTATGATGATGCTGGAATAGCATTTTATGTTGATGGTCATAATTCAAGACCGGGATATGTTGGTGTTGGAACAATAACTCCTAATGTTCCTTTAACTGTTGTTGGTGATATAAGCTCAAATGGAAGTATAACAGCAAATATATTATCTGCCAGATATATAAACATGGTTCATACCAATCCTAATGATGGTATTAATCCAATTTTCTTTATAGGTGAACAAGGTGATGGTAGTGCAGGAACTATCAATGGATTTTTATCTGGATTTCAGGTAATATACGATGAAGCTGCAAACAAACTTTATTTTACAACCAGATTTGGTGATCAATCACAAGTAACACCAATTACAATTGATTCTTCTGCAAACCTTGGAGTTAATACAAAATCACCTGCTGTTAAGTTAGATATTAGTAATAGCTCATCAACACCACAATCACCAAGTGCAGCTACAGGAACTGTTGTACATATAACTCAAGCAGAAGGGACACCAAGTAGAGTATTATTAGATTCTTTTGGTAGTAGTTCCCGATCATCATTTACAGGAAGATATGCCGCTGGTACAGTATCTACTCCTACTGCTACAACAGCAGGAAATGTCCTTTGTGAAATTACAGGACAGGGATATGGTTCTAGTGGATATACTAGTACATCTCTTGGAAGAATGACTATAAATGCATCGGAAACATGGTCAGATTCTGCACAAGGAACTTATCTTACTTTCCAAACAGCCGCTAATGGAACTAATACTGCTTCTGAAAGAGTAAGAGTAGCTAATACAGGTAATGTAGGTATAAATGTTGGTAGTACAAGTGGTGGTAATGCTACTGCTAAATTAGAAGTTCTTGCAGATTCAAACAGTTCAAATATTGCTCTTTCTGCTTATGGTAGTACAAATGCAGCAATTCTTCTTGGTCCTACAAATATTAACAGTACAGGATCTAACCAATTGGTTAATATTAATACTGTTGCAAGTGGTAATGCTGCAACAAATATACACTCTGGTACTAATACTTCTGCATTAACATTAGGAAATACTTCTGGTGCTACAAATATTAATGGAAGTACAATAGCAAATAATGGAAATTCTACATTTAATGGAACTGTAAGTTCCAACAATTTTATCTATACAACAACAGGATTTGGTTATCCTACTGGTTATGGATCTGGTGGAACGGTTACCCAAACTTCTTTAAGAAATGCAGGAGTTACATTAAACAAACCTACAGGAACAATAACCCTAGTAGCTTCTGGAGGAACTTTAGGATCAGGACCAGCAGTATATGCTAACAATCTAACTTCATTTACTTTTACTAATTCTTATATTGGAGCCAATGATATAGTTTTATTAAATCAAAGCGGAGGATCAAGTACATATTTTGGACAATATACTTATATGGTAACTCCAGCCGCTGGATCTGCTACTATATATGTAAGAGCAAATGCCAATATTACGTCCTCTGATTCTCCTGTATTGCAATTTGCTGTTATTAAATCTTCAGTTACTTAATATAATTAAGCTTTAAAATTGGCATATTTTGTTAAATAGTATTAGTGAGCCTTTATAATAATACAGTAACTCTTAGTGACGGATCTAATCCCCAATCTGTTAGTGGATTAGCTCCATTTGTATTAACCATAGATCCTTCTAGTATTACTAAAACATATAAAGTAAACAAAATAGTTTATGATTATGGAGATGGAACTACTGAAACACAAAAATTGGTATTAAATACCAATACAGGTATTAGTCCTACTTCTATTCAAAAAACACATTCATATTACCTTACTGATACTTTCCAAAAAACCATAACAGTAAATGTGGATTTCTATACAATTGATAGTACTTCTCGTAATAGTAGATATACAATAAATTTAAATTTAAGTGCTGCCCCTTTTGAGACTCAAGATGGTACATATAGTCTTTCTGCAAATGCATTTTTTTCCAGATCACATTTAGTAGGCTCCCGAATGTTTGGACCTAATAATGATATTCTTTATTTGTTTGAAACTGTAAATCCAAAATATATTTTACCTGTAATAATAAATTGGACATTAGATCCTACAACAATAATATCTAAAACAAATTCAAAAACACAAACTTCAAATTTACCATTTAAGTTATTAAGTCCTTTTGAGAATGCAAATATTACCAATATAGCTAAAAATATAACTATTACCCATGATGGGTATACTCCTTATAGTCCAAATACAACCAAAGATAATGCCTATTAATTTCTATGAGTTATTACCATAATAAACAAATACCCGGAGAACTTTGGCTGAGAGATTTAAAAGATAATATCGATTCAGCAAATAATGTTTTATCTGCAATATATTTAAAATATCAAAATATCAGTTCAACTTTTTATAGTGAATTAACATCTAATAAAATTACAAGATTTGATACTTTTAATGATGCCATATTTGTAGAAACTCCTTCTGGATGTATTTTTGAAAAACTTTATTTGAATGATGATAATTTTACAATTCTTCCATACAATCAATTAAATCTTTTTAATTTTAGGAAAAATACTACAGTTGATTATTGGTATGATGAAAATAAGAAAAAGGTATTTTTTACAGAAATAGCTTATTATGATGATCCTAATAAAGTTGCAGGTTCAAAATATTTTGATTTTATTTTCTTATTCAAAACATTTAACTGTCAAGATGGCATATTGATTAATAATATATCAAATAGAATAAGATTTTCTTATTCCAGTGCAATTAATTGGAATGATTATGTATTTTTTATAGAAAATCCAAAATTAACATATAATACTGATACAAAATACTTTAATGTTTCATTTATTCTTAGAAATTCTGTAAAATCTTTAGGATTAGTAAGTATAAATGTAATAAACTCTGATACTCCAATTGTTACAGAAGTTCATGGGTTTTTACCTTATTTCACAATTGATAGCACAAACTGTGGTTTAAGTGCTTTTTAATTAAAATAGTGGATTATCTTGTTTTTTTATATAAATAGATTATAATACTAATATGGCTGATATCCTATCCACTTCTAACAGAACACCTGATTCAAGTAGAAACTTTGTATCTCAGATTCTTCAGAGACTTCCATATATTTCTGGTGCTGTTACTCCTGATGTAGGAAATCCTAAATACGAATTATTCGATAGACTTGCAAAGAGAAATGAATTAAAACTGATGCAACAGTCAGTTCTCACTGGACCATTCATGCGTAATGATTTTGGTGAACACTATAATCCCGGTTCATTTGTATCTGATCATGCTTATCATCGTTATATCTATGCAAATATAGATTCTGATAAGATCCGTAGATTGGCAGAATATCGTCGTATGGCTTCTTATGCAGAAGTTTCTGATTGTTTAGATGAAATCTGCGATGAAATGATAGTTAAAGATGAAAACGGAAAAATAATTCATCTTGGATTTTCTAGTTTTACAAATATTTCCCAAGAAGTAAAAAATGAGTTGTTAAAAGAATTTAATAAATTTATAAGCATTTATGATTTAGAACATAAGGGATGGGGTTATAGTAGAACCCTTTTAACAGAAGGTGAATTATTTTTTGAAAACGTAATTCATGATGAAAAAAAAGATAGAGGAATCATTGGTGTTTTAACTATTCCCGGTGAGCTTATTAATCCTATCTATGACAATGTTCAAAATAGTGTAATAGAAAATTTCGTATTCCAAAAACCAATCAGTGTATTAAATGATCCTGCTGCTGCACTTTCACAAATACAAAGCAATCAAAGTCCTGTAAATGCTTTGAAACAACAGATTGTTACATTACAAGGGAATCAGGTTACCTACATGAATTCTGGACTCTGGAATGAAGATCAATCAATTCGTATTCCATTCATCGAAAATTGCAGAAGAGCATATAAACAACTTTCACTATTGGAAGATTCTATCATTATCTATAGAATGGTGAGAGCACCTGAGCGTCTTAAATTTAAGATTGATGTTGGTAATATGCCACCTGCAAAGGCAGAAGCATATTTAAAGCAACTCATGCAACAATATTGGAGTAAACAAACTTATAATTCCAATACACAAGCACCCGGTGCTGGTAATCAATACAACCCACAAACAATGTTGGATTCTTATTGGTTTGCAAGAAGAAATGGTGAAGTAGGGTCTGATGTGGAAATGATGAATGGTGGACAAAATCTTGGAAATCTTGATGATTTGTTATATTTTGTTAATAAACTCTATAAGAGTCTTAAAGTTCCTGTAACCCGTTTAAATCCAAATGAACCATTTAAGGATGGTGCAGAACTTTTAAGAGAAGAACTTAGATTTGCTAAATTTATTGTTCGTGTTCAAAATCAATTGGCAACAGGATTGAAAAATTCTTTCATAACTCATTTAAAATTAAGAGGATGGTGGAAAGAACTCAAGCTTCATGAGTCATATTTTAATTTTAGATTCACAGAACCTTCAAATTTCTTTGCAATTCGTCAGCAACAGCTTCTTGAACTTAAGTTTAAGAACTTTGGTGACATGTCACAAAATGAAGGTATTTCCAATACATTTGCACAGCGTCATTATCTTGATTATTCCGATGCTAAAATTGGTGAAAACATGGAATGGAAGCGTAAAGATGCTGCTCTTAAATGGGAACTTGCACAAATTGAAACAAATGGTCCAAATTGGAGAGAACACATTGAAGCTGCTGAAAATGCTGCAACTGGTGTAGAAGCTAGTAGCAGTGGTGGAGGAGGTGCAGGTGGAACATCTCCATCAGCAATACCAGAATTTGGCGGTGGAGGAGGTGGAGCACCTACTCCAGAAACTCCAGAAGCAGGAGCTACACCAGAAGGTGAAGCAACTTCAGCTGGAGGAGAAACACCAGCAGCTGCTGGTGGTAATGCACCTACTCCAGAAACTCCAGCATAAAACATTCGTACTTAAACTAAGTATGAATGTATGATTACATTTGATATAAATTCCCATATTTCTGGTAATACTTGGGATGGAATACCCTCTATTTCATTTCTTAGAAATAGTATTCCTTTAAGTTTATCAGGAGCATATATCCATATGCAAGTAAGGCAGTCCATAGATAGTCCTGTTGTATTAGATTTGGATAATATAAATGGAGGAATAATGATCAATACACCAGCATTAAGTGGAATTGTAACCATACCACCACAAATTGTTGATATACCAGTTGGAAATTACATTTATGATTTGAAATTAATTCTTTCTAGTGGAGAAACAAAAACTTATATGGGTGGTAAGTGGACTATTCTTCCAAAAGTAACAAGATGAGTGATACAATTATTATCAATACTAATCCTATTCCACAAGATAGTGTTGTAATAAACACTGGTGGTAGCAATATTATAAGTGTTAACGGTAAGATTGGGCTTGTTGTATTAACACCAGCTGATCTTGGATTAGATCAAATTAATAATACAAGTGATTTAAACAAACCCATTTCACTTGCAACATTAAGTGCATTATTATTAAAAACTGATTTATCAGCATTTAATATTTTAAATACTTTTATTGTAGCAAATTCTGCTAATTGGAATAGTGTATATGTAACTGTTAATACACTGTCTGCTAATTTTAATTTAGGTTATCAATCAATATCAACAGTCAATAATTTAAGTTTATCTTCTGTTTATTGGAATAATATCTATAGTAATTTTATCACAAATTCTGCAAAATGGAATTTAGGTTACCAAGCTGTTTCCACTGTTAACAATTTAAGTTTATCTTCTGTTTACTGGAATAGTGTTTATAGTACTGTATATAATACCTCTGGTACATGGGGTTTAGGTGGAGGTGGAGGTAGTGCTTATATAACTCAAGCTGTCAGTGGTGTATGGCAATCAACATCTACCACAGTATCATCTTTTAGTGCTAATTGGAATTTAGGATATCAAGCAGTATCTACTGTTAACAACTTAAGTTTATCTTCCGTTTATTGGAATAGTACATATACAACTTTTAATGCTAATTCTGCTTCTTTGACAATTTTATCTTCAAATTCTGCAAATTGGAATTTAGGATATCAATCAGTATCAACAGTCAATAATTTAAATGTATCTTCCGTTTATTGGAATAATGCTTATAATAATGCTGTTTTTAATATAAATGGAACAGCAAATCAAATAGTTGCAACAAAATCAACTTCTCCCGGTAATAACTCATATACATTAAGTTTTCCTACTAGTGCAGTATTTCCGGGTGATGTTTCTATTATTGGAAATCTTACTATATCTGGATCAGCAACATATATTAATGCTCAAAATCTTGTTGTTGGTGATAATTTAATTTATCTTAATAACAATAATACAGGAAATGTTTTAGATACAGGTTTTGTATCTCATTTTACACAATCTCCACTTGGATATCAACACACAGGATTAGTAAGAAAAGCTGGACAGGGAAAACCGGGTGTTTGGACATTATTTTCTGGTTTAACAACTGAACCATTATCTGCTGCTAATATTGATTGGACAGATAGAAATATGGTAGTTGATTCCTTAAGTGCAAATTTAATAGGAAATGTTACAGGTAATGCAAGTACTGTAACAAATGGTGTTTATACAACTGATGTAGGAACAGTTACTAACACAATGCTTGCTGGAAATATTGCTGATAATAAAATTTCCAGTTCTTCTAATTGGAACTTAGGTTATCAAGCTATTTCCACAGTTAACAACTTAAGTTTATCTTCTATTTACTGGAATAATGTTTATAGTAATTTTATTGCAAATTCTTCTAATTGGAATTTGGGATACCAAGCAGTATCTACTGTTAATAATTTAAGTCTCTCATCAATTTATTGGAACAATGTTTATTCCACTGTATATAATACCTCTGGCACTTGGGGTGGAAGTGGTGGAGGAGGTAGTGCCTATATAACCCCATCTGTCAGTGGTATATGGCAATCAACATCCACAACAGTATCCTCTTTTAGTGCTAACTGGACTTTGGGATATCAAGCTGTTTCTACAGTAAACAATGTTTTTAGTGTTTTTACTACTAATTCTGCAAATTTTAAATTGGGATACCAAGCTGTTTCTACTGTTAATACTTTAAGTCTTTCATCAATTTATTGGAATAGTGTCTATACATTAATTAATACAACAACTGCTACAACATTTAATGCTAATAATCTAATTACTACTGGAAAAATTGGCGTAAAACAAACACCAAATTATTTTGACTTAGATGTTAACAGCACTATAGGTAATTCTAATGGAACATTTGGAATTGGATCTCTTCAAGATGTAACTATTTATCCGAATAATAAATTATTATTAACACCTGTTGGTAATATACTTGCTACAGCATCAGGAGATACTACATCAATTCCAAATGAAAAATTAACAGTAGTAGGTAATATTAGTTCTACATCTATTGTATATGCTAATAATGGAAATTCAAATAAATGGAATTCTGTTTATACTACAGTTAATACTACTTCTGCTGTTTTAACTGTAAATGATCAATCATCTACATATACAATTACTGTAAATGACAATAATAAAGCAGTACATCTTGATACAACATCTACAACTCTTTCTGCTCTTTTCCCATCAACACTTATAGAAGGATTTAGTGTTGCCTTAATGAATACTGGAACTAATTATCTTTATCTTTCTTCGGCTTTACCTTTAGTATCCATAGGCAATAGCTTATCTGGAAAAGGAAGTGGTGCTTTTGCTTATGTACATAATGGTAGTCTCTACGCTGTAGGTAGATTCTAGTTATGTTCAATTTTAACAAAGCATCAATGATAGGTTTATATGGGCAACAAAAACTGCCAACACAAAAGTTATATATTCCTTCTAATCTTACTGTATCATACCTTATAATTGGTGGTGGTGGCGGTGGAGCACATTCTGGTGGCGGTGCAGGTGGTGTACTCCAAGGAACAACAACTTTAACATCAGGGATATATAATATTATAGTTGGTAGTGGTGGTGCTGGTTCAATCAGTACATCTACATATGGTGGACAAGGTGGTAATACTATTTTTAATAATTTAACTGCTTATGGCGGTGGTGCAGGATCTAGTTGGGGATATGTACCATCAAATGGAGGTTCTGGCTCTGGAGCATCGACTCGTGATATTGATGATCACGGCATTGCAGGTGGCTCAGGTGTAGTTGGTCAAGGTCAACATGGAGGTGGAACACAACAAATAAATTCTGGTACTCTTGCTTCAGGTGGTGGTGGTGGTGCAGGGGGGAATGGAAGTGATGGTAATGATGGATCTGGTCAGGGAGGTGATGGTGGTATTGGTATAACTTCTGATATTACAGGATTTAGTACAGACTATGCTGGTGGTGGTGGTGGTGCAGGAGATTTAGTAGATACCTATGGACGTGCTCCTTATGATGGTGGTGGTAATGCATCTTATGGTGGTGGTTTTGGTGGTGCAGTCGGGTTTAATCCAGATAATGATTATGGAAATGCTCAACCAAATACAGGTGGTGGTGGCGGTGGTGCTAAAACTAGACCATCTGGTAATGGAGCAGATGGTATTGTTGTTATTTCTTACCCCGGAACAACACCAAAAGCTACAGGTGGCGATTTACAATATACAATAGGTGGTAACTACATTCATGTTTTTGAAAATACAGGATTAACAAATCCATTAGCTTATTGGAAATTAGATGAAACATCAGGAACTAGATATGATTCTAAAGGTTCTAATAATTTAACAGCACATCTCAGTGGTGGATTTAATCTTAGTTATAATACGGGCGGTATAATTGGTAATTGTCTTAGTATGGGAATACCGGGAAACGGTGTATCTGATTATTTACAAACATCTTCTACTATAGATTTTAGTAAAGATTATACAATATCAGTATGGGCAAAAAGAACAGGCACAGTAGATGATTATTGCATTATATTTGATGGTAATAGTACTCCTCAGTTGTTTTTTGGTCCATCAAGTCAACCCGGTCTTTATTGGGTTCCTAATAATTCTTATATTTATATAGATACAAGTAATCCAGCATATCCTGCAAATGATGTTTGGTATCATTATGTCTGTATAGCAAAATCTAATTACATATATTTGTATATTAATGGTACACAAGTGGCTGCTAATAATGTTAATGGATTATGGGGTAGTACTTATTTTTATGTAGGAGCAGAAAATGTAAAGTATCCATTTCAAGGCTTAATTGATGAAATTGGAATTTGGCAAAGGGTTTTATCAATTGAAGAAATACAATATCTTTATAATTCTGGAGCAGCAAGAAATTATCCATTTCAACATACAACTGCTTTAACAGTTCTTTAAAAATTTAAAGACTCGTTTTCTTTTCTATTAATAAAATATTGTTTAATGTATTCCCTTAAAGATAAAGGAACATTTTCTTTAAACTTAAATGGCTTGCCTTCTTCTGCTATTAAATCTTTAGAGGAATCAAAATCATATTGATTAAAAATATCATATCTATTAAGATATCCTCTATCTTCTTTTTCTCCATGATATAAAGAAAATATTACAGTATCTTCTAAATATCTTATTTCACTTAAATCAACATAATTTCTAATCATATCTGCATATTCAAGCCAAGAATTTCCAGTACCTATTAAAAAACTTTTTTTAAACAATCTTAATAATGCCCAACTTGTTGCTTCATCACCTGATCCTACAATTTTACCTTCAAACATTTTTATTTTTTTAATTGTTTCATAACGATATGCCCACGCAAGACCCGTTGAACTTGCATATGATTTTTCAGGATTTATGGTATTTTTTACTAAAGAATTATTATCATAAATTTCATGAAAATTATATTTTTTTGTAATATCAATTTTTGAAATATCAAAATTTTTTAATTTAAAAAGATATGGATTTAATTGCATGGTTTTTGAAAAACATTGGACAACTTTATATTTTTCCATGCTCTTTTTAAGTCTATCAATAACATCTTCATTACCAAAAATAACATCCGTATCCAATATCATTACTATATCTGTATCAGTAGGCAAATGATCTATTCCAATGTTTAATAATCTTTCTTTTTGCCACATTAAATCACCATCAGTTAGCTGAATTAATACATCAGCATCTTCTTCTTTTAATTCATAAATTCCATTTATATCAAATTCTAAAGTCAAAAGTTTTACATCATGTTTTTTTAAATTTTCCCTGAATATCTTATAATTTTGCAATCTAAACTGACTTGATGTAAAGTTGAAATAACAACATACTGCCCATACTTTCATATATCGTATTTATAAGGTTGTATTTAAAAGTAAAATGTATAAATATTATATATGCCTAATATATTTCCGCCATTTAACAGTACTTCAAATACTTTATCAGGTACTATTTTTGCTCTTGTATTAAACCAAAGAATTGTAATTGAAACTCCTGAAAGAATAAAATATAAAATTTCACCAAATACATCAATTTTAGACATTCAAGGAAATGAAATTTCTTTTGATAGTTTAAGTATAAATGATTTTATATCAATTACACCAAATAATACAAAATTTGATACTGCATCTATTGTAACTGTTCTTAGTGCCATATAATATATGGTATATTAAATTAATATGTCGAGTTATGCTAATTATAATAGCCTAAGTTCAACTTCTACAGGTCGTATTTCAGTATTATTTTTAAATAATAACATAATCATACAAGGAATAGATTATATAAAGTTTAGTGTTGACGATAATACTTTTATAACTGATATTAATAATAATATAATTAATTTTTTTGATTTAAAACTTAATACTATTGTTGCAATTACTCCTACATTATCTAGTTTAGATACTGCATCTTCTATTGTAATAATTCCTGATCATATGGAATCCGCTATGCGTAGTTTTACAGGTACAGAATTTGATAGTTTTAGAAAAAAAGGATGTTTTTAAAAAGGTAATGGATCATCTTCTTTTCTGTTTATAAAATAATCTTTTATTTCTTGTTTTAATTCATCACCAACAGTTTCATCAAATTTAAAAGGAAGACCTTCTTTTATTATTAATTGTTTTGTTGAATCAAAATTATGTTTTTCAATTATTTCATGTCTGTGTACATAATTTTTATCTTTTACTTCTCCATGATATAAAGAATATATAATTGTATCTTCAAGATAACTTACATCTTTTAAATCAACATATTGTCTGGCTAAATCACAATATTTAAACCAAGAATTTCCTGTTCCTATTATGTTAAAAGGTTTAAAAATTCTTATGAAAGCACACATTGTTGCATTATCTCCTGCACCAATAATATTATGATCAAAGAGTTTTATTTTTTTAATTACATCATATCTATATGCCCATGCTAATCCTATTTCACCTGCTTTATGTGCTCCCATAGGATCTAAAAATTCTTTTAAAAATGATGATCTATTAACATCATGGAAAAAATAATTTTTTGTATTATCTATTTTAAAAAAATTAATTTTATCTATATTCATTAAAAATAGAGGATGTAATTGCATTGTATGTGAATAGCATTGAACTACTTTATAATCATTAATTTTTTTTACTATTCTATCAATCATATCTTCATGAGAAAATATAATATCGGTATCAAGTATAAGAACGATATCTGTATCTGTTGGTAAATGATCTATTCCTATATTCAATAATCTTTCCTTTTGCCACATTATATCTCCATCTGACAGTTGAATTAATATATCAGCATCTTCTTTTGTAAGTTCATATATACCTTCTGGATTAAACTCTACCGTCAAAAGTTTAACATTATGATTTTTTAAATTTTCTCTGAATATCTTATAATTTCTAGATCTAAAGTGACTAGGAGTAAAAGCAAATAAACAACTAACAGCCCATATATTCATAATTTTATTTATCGAAATTATTGAAAATGTCTATGTAGTAAATAAGTAATCACATAGTATGTCAGCACCTAATTTCAACAATAAACACGATGCTCTTACAGGAAGAATAAAATTATTATCAGTATTTAATAATGGAGTTGAACCTATTAATGGTAATATTATTATTCAAGGTATTGATCGTTGTAAATACAAAATAAATCAAAGAACAGTTATTACAAATAATAATGAAGTTATCAATTTTGAAGATTTAAAATTAAATCAAATTGTTACAATTACACCTGATATAAATTCTCTTGATACTGCATCTGATATTGTAGTTGTTCCAGAGCCTTCTTAATTAAAATTTAAATTAGAATCTTTTAATAGGCTTTAATTGTAAATATATAAAGATGTCTAATGTCCTTCCCAATAGTTTTCATGGAAGCACTACTTTTGGTTCAAAAATCAAAAGTTATGATGCTTTGGCTCAAAGAGTAAGAAGAGCATTAGGAGAACCATTAATTCAAATTGAAATAAGCAGCGAACAAATCTATGAATTAATTGATATTTCAATTGAATATTTCACAAAGTTTGCAGGAACAACAGAAGAGTTTTTAATTTTTAGATCTGATTTATATATTCCAAGAGTAGGTCTTCCTATTGGAAGATTACTAAACATTTCTCCTGAAATGTATAATCAAGAAAATCCTGATAGTACTACCAGTTCATTAAGTGCAGGTTATGATTTTGATTTAGGCGATTATAGAAAAGTAGTCGATGTATATTCATATGCTGAAGGTAATAATACTGGAGTAAACACATTATTCACAATTGAAAATACAATTGCACAGCAAGCATATTTTGGTCAATTACTTGGTAATGTTGGTTATGATTTAGTTACATGGCAAGCACTTAAAACATGGCTTGATACTCGTGATAAGGTTTTAGCTCTTACTCCATATCTTAGATTTGATCCTGATACACAAATGCTCAAGCTTATTCCAGAACCTGCACAATCAGGTGGTGGTAGTACATATTTTGGATTAGTAGGTTGTAGAGTACAAAAACCTTTAAAATATCTTATAAGCCAACTTTGGGTTTATAGATATACATTAGCACAAACCAAAATTGCAGTTGCTCATATAAGAGGAAAATTTACAGGTACAAATCTTTTTGGTGGTCAAACCGTAAATTATTCTGATTTAATGAATCAAGGCACAAAGGAAAAAGATGAGTTAGAAAAAGAACTTTTCACAGATCAAATTGATAGAGATCCAATAAGATTTTTTGTTGGTTAATGAAAACCAAACTTGGTAAAAAAAATAACAATTATACTCAAGGTATTTTTACGCCAAAAAATAAACAAAAGTACAAGGGTACTTTTCCTATAATATATCGTTCCAAGTTAGAACTAACTGCAATGCGTTGGTTTGATAATAATCCCAATATTATAACATGGGGTTCTGAATCAATTGTAATTCCTTATCAATCCCCACTTGATGGAAAATTACATAGATACTTTGTAGATTTTGTTGTTCTATTAAAAGATAAAGATGGGACAAATAAGAAATTTATAATAGAAGTTAAACCATTTAAACAAACAATAAAACCTATTCCATCAGAACGTAAAAAATCCAGTACTATAATGTATGAACAAACTCAGTATATTATTAATCAAACAAAATGGAAAGCAGCAGAAGCATGGGCAAATACAAAAGGATATAAATTTATCATTTTGACTGAAAAGCATATAAATAATTGATAATAAGAATTTGAGTGTAAATATAACCATGAATAAATTCGACATCTTAGCAAATAATATTATTGAGGAAACAAAAAAGAAATCCTATTCCGCAAAAAAAGCTCGTGAAGGTAAAGACATTGGCAAACCCGGAAAAAACTTTGCTAAGATTGCTAAATCAGCTGGAAAGCGTTATGGATCAAAGGCTGCTGGTGAGCGTGTAGCAGGTGCTATCCTTAAAAAGTTAAGAAAGGGTTAAATTTTTAATAAATTAGCTATAATTAAATATAAATATATATACGAACATTTATGTCCAATAACGTCTACAAACTCTTAGTTGAGGAACCAACATACGAAGTAAAATATTTAATTGAAGAAAAAAATAGAAATACTCCTTCTATTCTTCATATTCAAGGTCCATTCTTAATGGCTAATGAAGCTAATAAGAATAAAAGAGTTTATCCACTCGAAGAGATGATAAAAGAAGTTAGTCGTTATCAAACAGAAATGATTGATACAAAACGTGCTACTGGTGAATTGAATCACCCATCAAGTCCAGATATTAATTTGGAAAGAGTATGTCACGTTGTAACAGATTTAAAACAAAATGGTAATATCTTTGAAGGTAAATCCAAAGTTCTTTCAACACCAATGGGACAAATTGTTCGTTCCTTAATCATGGATGGTGTAAAACTTGGTGTATCTTCTCGTGCATTAGGTCGTTTAGAAGAAGATAGTAATGGTGTTAATCGTGTTGCTGATTTTAAATTAGTAGCTGTTGACGTTGTTGCTGATCCTTCAGTTCCTACTGCATTTGTAAATGGTATCTTAGAATCCAAACAATGGATATTAGATGATTCTGGACAATTTGCTCCTGTTTACGAAAGATTTGAAAAGAACATTTCAAACTTACCTAAGAAAAATACAGATGCATATTTAAAGGAACAAGTAATTAATTTCATTAATGCATTAAAAACTCTTTAATTCGCACAAACCAAAGATAAATAATATATACAATGAATATTCGCAACTTAATCTCAAATTTAATAGCTCAAGTTTCCCAAAAAAACTTCTCTTCTGCTAGTAAAACACTTGATACAATAGTTACTGAAAAAGTAAAAGCTCGTGTTAAAAAGACCTCAGAAAAACTTTCCCCCGCACAAAAGAAAATTGCTAAGGCAGCAAAGCCATATGACAAAATCACAGGTGCTGATTTCAAGGCTTTAAAAAAAGATAAGAAAAAGGGTAAGAAGTAAGGATAAATAATAATAAGAATTTTATGGATATCACATCAATCATCAAAAACATTGACACAGCTGTAATCAACGAAGAAACAGCAACAGCAATTGCTGAAGCTTTTGAAAGTGCAGTAAACGAGAAAGTAGATTCTCGTCTTACTCTCGAAGTAGAAAGTGCTCTTAACAAGCAAGACGAAGATCATGCTGCTAAGTTAGAAAATCTTTTAGAAGCTATTGATACTGATCACTCCGCAAAATTAGAAAAGGTTGTTGGTGCAATCAATGAAAATCATGCTGCTAAGTTAGAAAACATTGTTTCTTTCTATCGCAATGCAATCAATGAGAAGGCTGAATCATTTTCTTCAAGTCTTGTTGAAAGTATCAGTAACTTCATTGATCTCTATATCGAAAAAACAATTCCTCAAACTCAATTAGATGAAGCAGTAGCAAATACAGCTGCTCGTAATCAAATTGAAAAAATCAAGGAAATTATTTCTTTTGATCCATCTTCTTTAAATGAAGATGTTAAGAAAGTAATCACTTTAGGAAAAGATAAAATTGAAGAACTTAAGAATCAACTCAATGAATCCTATAAGGAAAACATTGAATTAAATGAAAAACTTAAGTCTGTAAAGTCTTCACTCGTATTAGAACAGATGTCAAAAGGAATGCCATCTGCTAAGAAAGAGTATGTAAGTAAACTGTTGAGCGACAAGTCTCCTGACTATATTGAGGAGAACTTTAAGTTTGTCGTTGAGATGTTCGAGAGAGAAGAAAATGAATCTTCAGCAAAATTAGTCGAAGAGGCTAAGAGCAAAGCAATCTCCAAAGATGCTAAAGTTCCTGCTGCTGAAGTTATCAAAGAATCTTCCACTGAAGTATCAACTCCAGTAAACGGATATCTTAGTGCTCTTAAAGGCATTTAAAAATAATTTATTAAAAAATTTATAGGTTGGAGAAGGCAATTCCGCCAATTCCCGAACGCTATATCCCAAAAGGAGAAATAACAATATGGCTAATGTAAAACCCGCACCCGGTTTCATCGACAAATCCCGTGCAAGTCAACTTCTTGAGAAGTGGGCCCCAGTTCTGGACTACAGTTCAGACAAGGTTCGTCCTATCGAAGATGATCATGCTCGTGTTACAACCGCAATGCTCATGGAAAACCAAGAGCGTTGGTGCTTAGAGGAAGGTAATCCATCATATGTTGGCGGTGCTCTTGGCACATCCGCATATGGTGCTACCTACAATCCTCCCGGCACAGTAACATCAGGTGATACATATGCAGCGAATGACGCACGTTTACCAAAGGTATTAATACCAATGATCAGACGTACATTCCCTGAATTAATCACAAACGAGATCGTTGGTGTTCAACCAATGAGTGGTCCAGTAGGTTTGGCATTTGCTCTGCGTTACCGCTATGAGACAGACAGTTTAGGTGCTAATGGCGTAGATGGTTATGCAAGTGGTTCAACAACTACTGCTAACTCCTACGGCAGTTCAATTCCTCGTCAAAACGACGGAAATGAACTTGGCTACCAAACACTCGACACTCGCTTTACAGGAACAAGTGCAGCATCACTTTCAGGCTTAGGAAATTCAGGTACAGACTTTGATTTCATAGGCAATGATCAAGGTGTTGCAGCTATCCTCAGCCAGTTCGAGTTAACAGGAAACATTCCTCAAGTAACTGTCGAGTTCAGCAAGACAGCAGTTGAAGCTGGCACACGCCGCCTCGCTGCTCGTTGGTCAGTTGAGCTTGAACAGGATCTTAAGAACATGAACGGTCTCGATATCGACTCTGAATTAACAAATGCTATGTCATATGAAATTCAGGCTGAAATCGACCGCGAAATGGTCATGAGAATGATTCAAACTTCCCTCAATGCTGGTAGTGTAAACGGATACTCATATTGGTATGCTGCTTCAGCTGACGCACGTTGGCTTGGAGAAAGAAACAGAGACTTCTATTCAAAGATTATCGTACAGGCAAATCGAATCGCTATTCGTAACCGCCGTGGTAGTGCTAATTTCATTATCGCTACACCTCGTGTATGTGCAATCTTAGAGATGCTCCCTGAGTTCCAGTGGATGGCAGTGAACGGAAACGTCAATACCCAACCTTCAGGCATTGCCAAGGTTGGTACACTTGGCGGACGTTTCAATGTCTACCGCGACACACGTACTGATGCACAGTATCTTGCAGGACAAAGATCAAATCCTCTAGAGTACGCTCTGCTTGGTTACAAAGGTACAGAGTACTACGACACAGGTATCGTGTACTGCCCTTACATCCCTGTCATGATTCAGCGTACAGTTGGTCCTAACGACTTCGCACCTCGCGTAGGTCTTATGACCCGTTACGGAGTTGTAGATTACATCTTCGGAGCATCACTGTACTACCATGTAATCATCGTCAAGGGTCTCGGCACTACAGGATCTTTTGCTGGTGGTGCTAATGGTCAATCAACCATTTACCTCTGATAACTGATCAGTAACACTCAAGGCTAAGACCTTACAAAGATTGCCTATCCTCGAAAGGGGGTAGGCAATTCTCTTTTATATAGGTATGTAAAAATGCCTATGTACCCTTTAAAAAGATAAGTATTAATATGATATTAGGGTCTATTAATCCAGTGGATTTACTATATGATTTATTAAGTTGGTTAACATTATTAATAATGTTTTTGGTTGCATATATAATGATCAATAGACCTTAAAATAAAACTTGTAATTATTGTGAATATGGTATAATATCCTGTTATGAGATATGCTCTAACAGGTTCACATGGAGTAGGTAAAACTTCCATTATCAATGGTTTAGAGGATTTTCTTATAGATAAAGGCATTGCTTGTTTAACCAATAGTAGTAAGGCACGAAATGTTAAAAAGATTGGTTTTGATATCAATGATAATGCTTCTGATGCATCTGAGCTTTTAATCGCATCTAATCATATAAGCAATTTCAGTTCTGATAATTGGTTTGCAGATCGTTGTATTATTGACACATATGCATATGCATATTACAATTTAAATGAAAAAAAATCTATTACAAAAGAGACATTTGATGCCATTGATTATATGGCAAAAACCTTTATAGGTTTATATAGTACTATATTTTATATTCCAATTGAATTTAAGATGGTTGAGGATGGAATAAGAAAAAATGATGAGGAATATAGAAAGAAAATAGATACTATTATAAAATTAAATATAATGCATCATAATTCAAATGTGATTACATTAACTGGTTCTATAGATGAGAGGATAGAACAGGTAAAAGCTATTCTTTTGTGAATTCGCATTCTAATAATTCAATTTTTTCTCTTTTGCTACTCTTATCAAAGAGTTTATTCATGATTTCATCTCTAGTAGCAATTAAGATGTTATTTGTCTGTGGACCAACTCCAAGTGCTTTGTTTCCTGATGCTTCAACCTTGGCAACCTCAAGATTATTTTTATGTTGTTTAGTCTGAAGATTAATTTTATTAAGATTGTCAATTGCTTTTGTGGTAGCACCGATCAATTGAGCCAATGCTGCTATCTCTTTTGGGTCTTGTCCGTTCATCACATTATCTTTTAATGAATTTACGGCATCTATTCCCAATTCTATAATTTGTGCAGTTTTTTTATAAACATAATCACTTACGTTTTCATCATTTAACTTTTGTACTTCCTGTTCTGTTGCTTTTGTTGGGGAAGGAACTGCATCGCTTCGTAATTGCTCTACGATTGCATCTATTTCATTTGTTTGATCCATGTATAATTTATTTATTGATTAATATCAAAAGTCTACTATAATACTTACATGCTTGTAGCTCCAAAAATTACTCTTATAAAGACAGATGAAGATGCTGATTTACCAAAAAGAACATCAGTAAGTGATACTGGTTATATATTAAAAGCAATTGAAACAAAGATAATACCCGATCAGGGAAGTGCTATTGTTGATACTGGTTTAAAGGTAGAAAATATGGTAAAGGGAGTATGGGCTTTAATATTACCAATAACAAAACTGAATATAGAATCAAATATCATTGCTGGTACACAATTACTTGATAATACATTTAAAGGAGAATTGAAAATAAAGCTTTACAATCACTCAACAAACGGATATCTTATAAACAAGGGAGATGATATAGCACAAATAGCATATTTCCCATTATTAACAATTGAACCTGAATGGAAAACTGATGAGCAATCACTATAATACTCTTTGGACTGAAAAATATCGTCCTAAAACTTTGGATGATATCATCCTTGATGAAGATACTAAAGAACACTTTAAGAATATCGGATCTGATGTTCCAAATCTGTTATTTCATGGTTCACCGGGAACAGGAAAGAGTACACTTGCAAAGATTATTGTTAAAGATATCCTAAAGTGTCAGTATCTTTACATTAATGCATCAGATGAAAATGGTATTGATACTATTCGTAATAAGGTCATTAGCTTTGCTCAAACATCTTCATTTGATGGAAAGAAAAAGGCAGTAATTCTAGAAGAAGCTGATGGATTAACAGGAGAATCACTTAGAATTTTGCGTAATGTCATGGAAGAATATCATGATACTACACGTTTTATTTTAACTGCCAATTATCTTAATAAGATTATTGAACCTATACGTTCTAGATGTGTTCTTTTTAAACTACAACCAACAATTACTTCTTGTATTTCTAGAATTGTTCATATATTGAAATCAGAAAATGTTGAAATTAATCCTGATTCAAAAGCTAAATTAGCGGAATGGACAACTGATAGATATCCTGATCTTAGAAGAATTATCAATGATCTTCAAAAGTATTCAGTAACTGGTACTTTAATATTTCCAGAAGATAATATAATAACTGATTTAATTAGCTTTATTATTAAGGGATTGATTTTTAAGACATCTTCTTTGGATATTAGAAAAAAGATTATTGAATCTGAAAAAACATTTAATAATGATTATACACAATTATTAAAAGATCTCTTTGATTATGTATATAGTGCTGAAACTATTAATGAAAAGATGAAAAAGTCTTTTCTAATTGATATCGGAGAACATTTATACAGAGATAGCTTTGTACTTGATCATGAGATCAACTTCTTTTGCTGTATTTTGGCTTTAGAAGCCTCTATTTCTTCTTTTTCTTAAGAGGTCCCTTGAAATACCTCTTTTCCTTTGCTGGTGAAGCAGGAATGGCTGTATTGTTCTTAGGAAGCTTATTATCCACAGGCTGATTGCCTAATGCTTTGAATTGATCAGGATTAGCAGGAACTGGTTTTCCTTGTGAATAATTGTCATAGCGTTCATATTTGTTAGGAACTCCTTGTAATGGTGGTAAATTTACACCAAAATCAAGAGCTTCAATTAATTTGTAACTACCGGGTACTGTAAATTCAGCAAATTCAGTAGGAACACTTAAGCTACGAGGATCTGCCTTTAAGGTTAAGATAGTGTCATAAGAACCAGCAAGGTCATTAGCATCCTTTGCACTGGAACTTGTACTAGCACCAGAAATATCATGGATAAAAAAGAAAATATCTGGATTTTCTTTGATCTTAGCCTTTAACCATACATCAAACGGACCACCTTCTTGATAGTGGTTTTTATAGTAATCAGACTTAAAAAATTCTGGACGAAGTTTTACTGGAGTATTTGTGCGAAAACCACCATTTGCATGATGGGAATACGCTCTTTCACATAATGTTTCAAATTTATTGAATTTTTTGCTCATATATATTAGGTTTTTATCATAAATATTTACCACACATGGCTACTATTTACATAGATAATTTAATAAAACCAAGAGAAGTCAATTCTCCTACAAATCAGTTGTCTAAACAAACTGCGATCAATAAACATATTTATACTGATTTACATTTGGATTTGGAAATAGCTAAAAACATTGGAATAGGAAATAATACAGTTAAAACTAATGATATTAATGTTGATTATGATACAAATGCTATAAGAAATTCTTTATATAATATTTTTACTACTAGACCGGGACAAAAAATATTAAATCCAAGTTTTGGAGCTTCATTAGATCAATTTTTATTTGAAGAAGTATCTACAATTAAAGGAAAAATTATAGGCAATACAATTTTAAATAATATAAATGCATATGAGCCTAGAATAAATGTTTTAAGAATTTCTGTGACTCCTATTCCAG